CTGTACGTACCAGTCAGAACCGTTACAAGTTACAATACAAGATTCACCCTCAGCAAGAGAAACTATGGTTGAACCGTCAGATATAGTTCCAACACCTGAATTTATATTAATAAATTTAACTGTGTATAAATCATTATTCGCAGCAGCGCCCATTGTTATTGTAACCGCAGTAGCTTTATTTATCAAAACCGTACCATAGAAACCGTCTGCCAAAGTGTCTGTATCAACAACAGTAGCTATATATTCCCTACTCGCATAAAACATATTCGGTTTTGTGTTTACTGCTACGCTCATAATATCTCCTTATGGTGTTGTTTTATAAAAATAAACCGTTCCCAATCCACTATCTGTATATACATTACAATTTGCTTGGACTAATAAAGCACCAGATGCTATGTTAAAATCTGCGGGTATTGCACCATCATAAATCCAAGTCCCATCACTTCCGGAATCATAATATTGTAATCCTTCAGCATTCGTTCTAATATCTGTAGTAGCTAAATAAAAATCTCCAGTTGAACAGGCTAAATATGTATCACTTCCTATAAGAAATAGTACTTGCTTGGGATATGTTGACGTCAATACAGGTGAATTGTCTAGACCGCCTGCCCATAATTGATATAATGAAACTGTTGTTGCATTTGCCACTACACCCAAACTATAATATGTTCCATTATCCGAATATACAGCAAATATTTTATAAAAATATTCCGTATTCTCAGTAAGACTCGTATCGTCAAACAATTCTAATACCCCCGAATATTCCAAAGTAGCGTTAGCGTCACACCAAGTACGGTCTTTGTTTTCTAATGTTGTAGCATAACTATAAAGTTCTACGCCTGTAAAGTTCAAAGAACTAGGATTAGACCAAGTAAGATCGATTTCGTAATATCCGTTAACCGTAGCAACAAAGTTTGAAACGTCTACTAGAGTAGTTTCAGAAATAAGAGGAATGGTCAAAATGTTCATATGTGCAAACCCTGACGAAATGACAAAATCAGTAGCGGACGAATCCCCTTTTATTTCAATTGTCATTGGTGAAGCTGATATTGGTTCTTCGACTAAAGTATCAGTATACATCATGAGTTCATTACCAGATATGTCTTGTACTGGTTGGAAAGTTCGTGGTGTTCCGTTAACATACGTTTTAAGAGTTAAAGCTATGTCGCCTGTTGAAGTTCCCGAACAAGCAAAGAATATTTTAACGTCAGACTTAATACCTAAACTAAAAGTCTTTGATAAGATAGAAACCTCTGTAGAAGTAACGTCTGTTTGAGCTGTAGAAGTAACCGCATAATCTTTGACCAAATATTTCTGACTCGCATTACTGACATTCCCTGCACCGCCGCCTTTTGCAGCTTGTACAAGTTCGGTCATGAACTTTAAGTTGTCAAGTCCGACCTGTGAGCCAAAATCGGAGTCGTTTTTTTCAATAGCATCTATAACTGCTATCTCTCTATTTTGTGTCTGTGACTGAATGTTCACATTAGTTATAAGATAATAAGTATCTTCGTCTATTCCATACTTAGGAAGTTTTACTTTTAGTTTTGTGAGTGGATCCCAGTCTAAAGAATAAGAAGCGAAAGAAAGTTCGCCTGTCCGATTGTTTTGCTTGAGTTCGTTTGTTGCTAGAGTGACCGCATCTGCTGTCGTTTTTACATTAGAATCTTGTATGACATTACCATATACGCCCGAACTCCAAGTTGACCCGCCCTCAATTGTTTGTCTAGCTGAAAAATTAGAAGACTCTTGAGCCATTCCTACAACTGCTATCCCGTCTTCTCCAACATCACCAATTACATATTGTTTGTTTCTGTAATTTGCAAGTGAGTTTGCAATCTGCATATCATAAAAATCTTTGAATGTACCAGTAGACATTAAATCATGTGACGCTGCTGGCGTGGTAGTCTCTGCTTCAAAGTTCAACGCTTTGTTATTATCAATGTACCATGTGAACCCTGACGCATCCGCTAGTTGATCTAGTATCTCTTTTACAGATGTAATTCCTTTATTATATTGAGTATAATAAGCTCCGTTTTCTATGTTCCCACCAGTAGACAGATTTTCACTATAAGTATCATCATTTAAAACATTGTTCAATATATATTTTACAATGTCACCTGCATAAGAGGTGGAAAATGAAGCCGTGATAGTTCGCCTTTCAGGTATAGAATTATAGCCATCAGAATATAATGAAGACCTTATAAGAGCATCATTGCTATTCCCGCCTGTAAACTCTGAATGAGCGACCTTGCTTATTATACCGCCAAAATATAGGTTGGAATCATTATCATAGACCTTTATATCTTGACCGACTTGAGGTAAATATGTACTAGCCTGTGTCACAAATGTCACGCCGCAAGTATTATTAGCCTTTGACGATCTGTTCAAGTCTACTGTTCCACCCTCGTAATATGCTGTTTTAGTGTCTCCTAAAATATTTATTATCATCTTGCTCTGCCCACTCCTCCGGATTGCCATGTGCTATATACAAGTTCGGCTAATTTACGCCCGTCTCTTTGATCAAAGACTTTTGCGTCATAAAAATTAACAACCATCCCTTTTTCTTGTTTACCCCTGCCAGGTTTCACTTGTGCACCTCTTGGTAAAATAACTCTTTCGGGTCTATCCTCACCAACCATGTATTCATCTGTGTCTGCAATATATCCGCCTGTTGCTTTCCCTTTATTCTTATTGCCACCAAATATACCACCTATAAATCCTGTGACTTTTGATACAGCTCCGCCAGCAACTTTTGCAACGCTTCCTACGACTTTAGCGACTCCCTCGATCAACGGACCTATTATCTTGAATACCTTTTCCAAGATGGTGAGAAATACTGGTAATACAGTCTTTGTCAATGTCTGGATTATACCCATCATAACAGGAAGCAAGTCTTTTGCTAGTTCCAAGAAGATGTCTATTAGAGGCATCATAATAGGTGCAAGCATAGCCCAATATTCAATAAAGAACGGTAACACTCCCTTGACAAGTTCCATGAATATATCAAGGATAGGTTGAACCACAGGTATAAGTTTATTAAACAACTCTATAAATACCGGCATAAGTGTTTCTATAATAGGTACTAGCATGTCAATGAACGGTAACAACACCGAATCTATCAACATTAGAAATACCGTAATTATAGGATCTAGTATTGGTACTAACGCATCTAATAGCTTCAAGAACACAGGCAATAATTTATCTATTAGCACTTGAACAATCGGCATCAATTTTTCAATCAATGGACCTATGAACCCCATTAGTGGAGGAAGTATTTTTATGAACTCTTGTGCTAGATCGTTTATGATAGGCAACAATGGTCCTAATGCTTTTGTAAACAAAGCCCCTATAGTCCTTGTCAATTGATCCATTGTATCAGTCATTTCTACACCTGATTTTATAGTCTTTTCGTCAAGCACAAGTCCTAAATCATTAGCCTTTTGTTTCATTTCGTCAACTGCTCCTGCACCCGCATTAAATAAAGGTGCTAAGTCTGTGGCTGATCGCCCTAACAATTCATTAGCTAATGCTGTTCTTTTGGTTTCATCGTCCATTGCAGATAAAGCGGTTATTGTTTCTTCTAACAAAACTTCTTGGTCTTTTAAGTTTCCATCAGCGTCTGTGACAGATATCCCTAGCTCGTCAAACGAATCTGAATAAGTATCGACTCCTTGTGAAGCTTCATATGCAGCTTGAGATAGTTTCTTGACTGCTGGTTGTAGTCCTTCAACAGAACCACCAGATTGAGATATTGCAAAATCCCATTCTTGAAAAGACTCTGCAGATATACCTATCTTTTGAGACAACTTATCAACACGGTCTGCGGATGTAGATGCTTTTTTTGCCATACCAAACACCGCACCACCTACAGCAAGTGCAGCCGATCCCATAACAGCGGCTCCCTTAACCATTCCGCCACCGGCTTTTTTGAAAGTGCCACCAAGACCACCGGCTTTCTTGTCGATTTTATCTAAGTCTTTTTCAGTTTCTTCTCCGCCTTCTAGAAAGACAGAACCAAAAACTTTAAATATTTCCATGATAACCTTTCACCAACTGTATTTTGCCTTTATAGCGTTAGCTTCTTTGATAATCTGTTCTGTTGGCAATGTACATATCTTAGAACTTCGATTCCCATAAAACTCGTCAAATGTCATGTATGTATCTTTATCAAAATGAGGATACGTTGACGCATATATAGCATGTGCTCTTGCTTCTGCGTTCTCTGCAACGATCTTGTTTAATAACTGCCAGCCATCCTCATAGTCCAGATTCATAATATAGTTCATATCCGAATACCTGGACGCAAACAAATCAATCACATCTATATGCGTTTTGATGTGACTGGCCGGGTAAAAAAACCTGCAATTTTCTTATATATTTCTTTGATCTCTTCCACTAACTCTTCAATCTCTGTGTCTGCAATTGCTTCAACCGTAATGCCTGTCATATCACTAAGCAATACATACAATTCTTTTTCTGCCTTATGGATATTAGTAACAATACCCCATAGCATGTCAGCACCGACCTCGTCTTGTGATTTGCCCTTGAAATCCAGCTTGAACCCCATTTGAGAAACAAGCTTTGAAATCATTGCAATCTGTCGTGTCTTGAGTTTAATCTCCATGTTACCCCCTATTAAATTTTCTATGTTGTTGCGAATTCTACTTTCCAACTTGGAGTAGTAGTTGATGCTTCAAGTGAAGTCGCTGTGAATACGAGTTCGTCCACCACTTCATTCTTGTCCAAAAACTCCCAGTTCAATGGCCCTAAGTTCAATGCATTATCAACTGTAATGGTAATAGCATTGCCACCTTTGGTCTTGCCTATAAACTGAACTTTCTTATAATCCCCGTCTGCAATATCCATATTACCTGTTAATGTCGTAACGCTCCCGCCTGCGGATGAAGTCATTGCCGGATAGAAACTATTGATCGAAGCTGGTAAAAACTCTACAGCTCTCATTGTCAAGGTGTCAATTTCTTCGTCAATCTCGACTCTGCCTTTGACATATCCGTAGTCTCCGTCAAGTGCTAGTTTTCTGTACGTTGGTTCTCTGTGGAAGACACCGCCTCCACGTACTGCGCCTATTGCCGTTAGTGAAGCTGTTGTCAATGCTGCGCCATAATAAAAAACTCCATATCCTAACATAATGTCGCTAGGTACTGCCATGTTAATCACCTCTCTTTATAAATATGTTCTCACTCTGTATCTCAATTGTCGCCTTGCCACGCCCTGCATCCCTGACGGTAAAGATAACCGACTTACTCTATAACAATTAAATGTCGGGCTTCCACCTGTGCCGTACTGGTAATAATTCAGTCCCGTAGGACTTGTATAATCGCCGTCTCCATCAACTGCATCAACCATCTGTTCAACCTGTGTTAATTTTGCTGAGTACCCGACTATATCAACATCTATCATGAAGTCTTCTGCGGGTTCAGTATCATTTGTTGAGGTATATTGAAAATAGATATACGGCACTTTTATAACACCGTCTATTTCTTCACCGTAATAAACACGATATCCAAACGTCAAAAGCCTTGCTCTTATCGCACCTATAAAATCAGTCAGAGCCATTTTTGCCCCCTGCAAACTTTATTTTGTTTACAAGCGATTCGATCTTCTTCGTATTGCTTTCAATTGCTGGAGTCAAAAAAGGTTGTGCTTTCATTTTGACCGTTCCCTTTTCAACGAATAAAGCATATTCAACATTACTACCAAGATATGTCGCCAATTCTTTTTTGTCTACCTTATGAGAAATACTACTTCTCAAATTGCCAGTATCAACAGCCGACCTCAACTTAGCCTCTGCTTCACCAAATATGCCAATAGCTTTCAAGGCTTTTTCCTGCCAGGTATTAAATTCTTTGTTAAAAGCGTTCATGTTCGATTCATAACCCATATTTACCTCATGTTGAAAGTTGATCTATGCCGTTGAAAACTAACAGGATCTCCAAATGGTGATTTCTCTTAACTGGATTGTCTGTGTCTACTACTCTGAAAATAAGACTATCTGCGTCTACGATTCTATGCTTTTTAAGTATCCATGTATTGGTTGAACTGCATCCGATAACATGTGTAACTACGCCTAAATATTGAGCGGCGACCTTTTGTTCCTGACCCGTTACTTTGTCAATCCAGCCCTTGAAAGTTCCCGTATCGCTCCAAGTAGGTTCTGGTGATCCCATTGCTGAAACATTAGTTGATGGAGTTGTTACCGTGAAAGACTGGTCATAAAAGTCTGATATCATACAAACACCGGCTTTCGCCATCTGTTCAAACCTGACATCATAGCCTTAGGATAACCGCTCGCCATGTCTAGTGTATTATAAGTTCCTGACCACCTAGACACAGTTTCAGATGTCAAAGCATAATCGTGATTCGTCAATTTGTAATTTGTCATTTGTGAAACCACGAACTTTAAAGCATCTGGATATTTCACTTTGTTTATCACGATATACAAGGCTTCGTCTTCTGTAACCATCTCTTGAAAGTAAGGTCTTGAGGTTGTTGAATACATAGTCAAAGTAGTTGATGAAACTGATTCGACTTCAAAGAAACCATCGTTATTATACGATCCTTGAACCCTAACCGTTTGACCTGCTTTGAACTGTGAATCAATAAACCCGTCGCCTGTACCATCGTATGTTATAGTATCCGCACTAGTCGTGTTTCTAGTGAACGAAATATCCGAACTCTGCATATATACATTCTCGTCTCTGAAATCATTATTACAATACTCTCTGATGTCATCTTCAATCACAGGAATAAGCCTATCAATAAGACTATCCTGTGAAGTTGAGGTTATTGATAAAAACGCTTTGATTTCAGTTTTAGTAGCTATCATTATTCCTCCTCATATTCTACAGCCACAAAAGTTGCTGCTCCTGTGGTTATCGTAACCGTTAAAGAAGCCCCTACCCCAACATGAACATGCACACCATTACCAGACATAGCGCTCGCCTTTGATGCATACAATTTTGCAAGTATTCCACCATATCCAACGGATGTTGACGTTGATTCAATCTGCACATCTCCAGTATCTGAGGAAGTTGTTACCATAAAATCGTTTACGACTATTTCTGACGTTGAAGAAGTTGGTGTAATCAAAACACTGTTTGCTACATTTGTTGAATACTCAGCCGCCGCAAAATAATGCCCTCTGTGGCTCTGGTGTGTCAAAAGTCTATCGGTATCCATAACCGAGTTTATGTTGACATTTAGACCGCCAGTGTTGTTTTTTATTGATGTAACATCATCTATTCCGTTTACTTTTAACATTCTATCACCTGCTTTTTATGTTGAAGCTAAATATCTGAGAATTACTATGCCCGACCCGCCGTTTCCGGCAACTCCACCCATACCACCGCCACCGAGTCCATCGTATCCGTCATGATGGCTTGGATCACCGCCGCCGCCGGCTCCACCTGCTCCAGCACCCGCTCCGCCGCCGCCGCCGGCATATAATTGACCGAGAGTTTTTTCAAACATTCGGGTAGTCGTTCCTTGACCAGTTCCGGCATAAGTACCAACTCCGTTGCTACCATCAGAACCGCCGGCATCTCCACCTGTGCCACTGCCGCCAGAACCACCAGCACCACCGCCGGCCTCTCCGGATTCGTTGCCTAGACTTCCGCCGTTTGCATAATAGGTCCCTTCGGTATGGAACCAACTTTTTGAGCCGTTTTCTCCTGGAAAGCCGCCGGCTCCACCTGCTCCAACAACAACAGACAAGCTGCCTGCCGGAGTGGAAGAAATTTCGAGAAAAGTATCAGTATAGCCACCGCCACCGCCGCCATAATCTCCGGCACCACTTCCGCCACCACCAACGATGAACGCATCAAGAGACGTAACCCCTGCTGGAACAACAAAAGTACCGTCTTCTAAAAATATTGATGTTACATATTCAGGGTCATAAGTGCCTGCTACGCCTAATAGAGTAACCCCGTCTTTGATGTTACCCTCGAGAACCTTTGCCGCTTCTGCTGCTGATAATTTAGCGGCTCCCGAACCGTTGTAATAGCCCGCCGAAATAGTCGTGCCTGACGTGGTTGTTACTTCTACGTCAGCCGCTGCATTGTTTGGCATTGTACCTTCTATTTTAGTATCTGGATCGGCTGCATAACCAAATTTGCCGTCAAGCACATCACCAGCACCAATATCACCGGTAAGGGTCGAAGCCGTTGGTGTAATTACATTGCCATTTACAGAAACATTGGTCTGTACTTTTGAATCTCCATTTTTAGTTATCATATCAACCTCACAACGTCTTATAAGTTGCTTCTAATCCGTAAGTAATAGCAGAAGACCCTGGAGAAGATTCCCATGTGATGTCAACCTCGTCAGATGCTGAAAACTCAATCGGTCTTGTTGGTTGCCAGTATATGTCTGTAACCGCAGTCAAAGATTCTGACAACAATAACGTGTCATACGCCGCCGCTGTTCCACTGTCGATTTTGACCTGTAAAGATCCAGTTGAACCAGCTGCAGATAAATGTAACTTGACATCTAGCAACGCCCAATATCCTGTCGTAGACTTTACAGTCACCGCTAAAGGAGTTGTTGAAGTTGCTGTTGCCCTAAAGGCACTGACGTTCCCACCCGCAATCTTTGAAACGTCAGCCCATATCTGTGATATTTGTCGTTCTACTCCAAAAGTTAAGCCCATTTAATATCACCTCTTATCCGAATGAATACGGCATTTTGACCACGCCGATAACGCCTGTTGGTGAACCCGTTGAAGCAACTGCTATCGAAATGTTACCCGTGGACTGCATGAATCTCGCGGATTCAAGAGGACCGATAACGGATCTATGATAAGTTGTATCGCCTGTTGAAGTCAAAGTAACCGCTAATGTGCCGATTCCACGTCTCCATGCAGAAGTAGTTGTTCCTGCTGCAACTGTGAATATTGCCGAAGCTGCTGCCGTTGCGTACATGTCCACATAAATCAAGAAAGTATCATCTCTTGGTTGCGGGAATGTATATGTAGCCGCTGTTGAAGTCCAAGCAGTTGGTGAAAAGGCTACGGATGAATCACGTGCTAGAATTGCTGCTGTTAGTCCTGCCATTATATCTCACATCCTTTTTATTAATTTTATCAAGTAGTTTCTGCACTATACGTCAATACTAACTGTACCAAACCTTGAGGCTGTACAACTTTCATGCCATAAACGTGTAAACCCTTGACCGCATCCGTGAAATGATCTTCCGGTCTGTATCCTTCGACTTTAACTATCTGTTCTGCGAATGATATTGCTTCTCGAACTCCTGCCATACAGCGAGTCGTATAGTCTGGTGCCGTTCCTGTCTGATACAATCCGTTAGATTTCAATATTGCAAATCCAAGGACGTTACCGACCAGACCATTTGCATATACGCCGTCTGCATTAACTGAACCCTCAGTTGTCAACAGTTTTGCGAGTATTAACTTGCTGATAACCCACGGAGCAAGAACCATCCAACGCCCTTCATCAGGTACGCCCGCTTCGTCCAATTTCTGTTTAGCCTCTGCAATGGTGTTATATATCATCAAGCTGTCGCAAGTTGAATCTGTGACTGTGTGAGCTGCCTGTGAATATAATAGACCCAATGCTGTGTCAGCTACTTTTGCGAGTGCGTAAGCTGCTTTTTTCATTGCCGCTGGCATAAAGTTAACATTTGCTTGTGCTTGATCAATATCGTCAATCTCAAAAGCAAAATACTTCGCCGTATCGATATTCAATATTGTCTGTGAAGATTGAAGCTTTTGAACTGTCAAGGATGTTGAGTTTTTCGTATAATCAGCAACGGTTATTTCGCCGATAGAACTGATTTTTACAGAACTTCCCTGACCTGTGATTTCGCCTTCGTAATCAGTGTTTACCACCGAAGCGATGACATTTGCTGTTTGGAATGTTTCTAAAATTTCTGCTGCCCATATTACAGGGATAAAATGATCAACTGCCATTTATGTTCACCTACCTTCTTTTATTATTTGTTCCAGTGTAGTCTTGATTCGCCTATCTTCTCTTTGTTTGCTCTTACTTGTGCTGTAGTCATAGTTCTGACTTCTGCTTCTGTGAATAATCCTTCTGGTTTCTTAAGCGGCTGGTCTGTCGGCATCTTATAAGTCTCAAAGACTTTTTCTTTTGCTGTTTTCTCTAACGACTTAAACACCGTTTCAAAATCCAGCATTGCCGCTTTAGTGTTCTCAGGATCGTCTTTGATGAAGTATGAAACCAATTCTACAGGAAGACCTTTTGTCGATGCTTCTTTCTGGTACTTCTCTTTCTGTGCCGCTCTTGCGAGTGCCGCATCTGATTTTGCAGCTCTGGTCTCAAGTTCTTTGATACGCTTCTGCTCTATTGTCTCTTCCGGGTATTTCTCTTTTATAACCTTATCGACTTCCACCTTGTAAAGTGCGTCCAGATTGTTTTCCTTCCATGTCTGCAAACCCTTTGTAAAATGTGCATCGATTCTCGGCTGTATAAGTGTTTTCCCCTCTTCGGTGTCCAGAAATCCTTTGACTCCATCTGTGGTTATAAACCCCTTGACGTATTCTTTGACTTCTTTCTTACTAGCGTTTGTTGTTAAATACTCCTGCACTTCTGAAAATTCCATCTTGTTACTCCTCACTCTGCCAGTTCTAGCCTAACAGTTTAATTTTTTTCACAAAAAAATACGTACTTATTTATTCTTAAGTACGCACTCTTCGTGGCGTTTTGTGTTTCATATTTACTTTTGTCTATTTTATCATATTACAAACTACGTGTCAACTTTGAACTTGATGTCAACTCCATACGAACCCCTTTTCCCACAATGCTTACAACTCAAGTCTAGATCCAGTCTAAAAAGAGTTGCACCAGTTGAAGGGATATCAAAAGGAAGTTCGCTTGTAGCTGTGAACAAATAGTTACCGCAATATCGACATCTAAGCACTTCGCTATGTGCCATTATTCCACCTTCATTCTTTCAAGCCTCTTTATCATTTCTTCTATGATGCTGTTTACTTGTTCTGTTGGTTCTTCTTTTATTTCTTCATATTTTTCATATTCTTTGAGTTCGCTGAAAATTCCTGTGTACAACGCATAACAAATCCCGTTGTTATATTTAATCATTAGATCATTGCCGGTTCTTGATACTATTGCTCCACTATAATAAAATTTCTTTTCAGGATGCTTCGCTAGTTCGTTTATCATTTCTAATCTGTTCATTACATTTCCCCCCAAACTTTCATAGTTTGTTTAATGTCTTCTATACTACCTGTGTAGCTATCGAATACGCTGTTCAAACGGTTTATTTCTTTTTGATGTTCTAGCCTGCTTGCGTTTATTTGACCTACTTGAGCGTTTTGAAAAGCCAGTCTGTCTTTCATCTTCTTTAAGAACGGTGCAGCTATTTTCTTTTCGCCCTCTTGATCCATTCCGTAACGTTCTAAACATTTCAACAAGTCTGACTGATCGGGTATGTACAATTCGATTCCTAATCCTTTGGCTATGCCTAACCAGAACTCACATGATGGTCTTTGCTTCTCATATTCTGAACCGACTGCCATATCTACGCCATATAAATGTATTCTGTCAAATCCTTCATAACAAGCAAGTGCTATCATGTATGTGACCGTGTTCGTGAAATAGTTATCGCCTTGAGCGTCCATGTCAGACATCCATTTCTTGATTTGTTTCAAAGGATATCGAACCGACATAGGAGCTGAATCATAATGCAGATTCATGTATACAGGAATAGGCGCTTTTTTGATCCAGTCCATACGCACCCTAGTTTTATCGTGGCCGCAAGCAGTCTTTGAACAGTGCTCTTCGTCCTGGCTTTCAAACCACCTTGTAGCTCTTGGTACTAGATTCCAATGGTCGTTAACTCCCCATATTTCCCAACTTGGGTCATCATAAGGAGCTTCTTTGAAAGTCATTGCAGTACCTACGATTGCAACCTGTTTAATTTTCGTCTTATACAGCTTTGTAATGTTCTGCTGAATTATCTTCTTTGCTTTTTCTTTGACTCTTGCCAATGCTACAGGATTCTCGAACCCGTCATCAACAACACCTGTTTCGTTCTGCGGTATTCTAATATCGTGTACCTCGTCCAACCATTCTTTGACTTCTTCCTCTGGAGTCCTAGTTATCATCTCTTCGATAACTTCTTGCTTTTCCTCATACCCTTTTACTTCCATGCCCTCTGGCATTTTATACGGTTCAGACATTGCGTTCCCTCCTCAATTTTAGTAATGTTTCTGCTATTTTTACATCGGTTTCATAATGGATATCTATAGCGTCATACTCTGGTATAACATGCCCCATTTGTAGAACATGACCCGCTGCGGTTTGTTTGAGTATCCTATTAAGCTCTAAGTCTGCCCACATCTCAATATAGTTCTTTGCACTCAACTCTTCGTCAGGTGAAACCATGTCTTGTATGAACTCACGATCTAGTCTTACAATTCCATATGCACCGTTCGAAAAATACAGGTCGTTGAGATTGTTTGTTATAAACACATTCACGCCCACATTATCAGCATGGAATATAGGAAGTATGGTACCTCTTTCTGGCAATAGCGCCCTGTAATTATTTAAGTGTGCTGGCTTTTCCATCTTATGAATTGTTGTGATACCGATAGCTGTTGAATGACTTAACAGTTTATCATACATCTTGTCTATCTCTTCTGCTCTGATCATCGGATGTGTCGCGTTCGCGTACACGCAATAATCTGCACCCATGCTTTTTTCAATCTCTCTGTGTGCCTGTAACTTTACCCCCGCATCTCCTAGTAAATCAGTTGCCAACTGCCACGGCCTGTCAATTACCTCTGCACCATACGACCTAGCAATCTCTTTCATTTCTTCGTCTTCTGTTGATACAAAAATCTTGTCAATACACAATGCGTTGCTCATAGCAATTAGCGGGTATTCCATTAGCTTCAATCCGTCACACTCTTGAACATTCTTTCTGGTTAATCGTTTGGAACCCCCACGTACGCATAACAATCCAGCTACCTTTTTCATTCTGCCCCTCCTGTTGGGTTAAACTCTAACATGTTCGGTTTCTCCACTTCTTCGTATATCTGTGGCTGACCCGTAAACGTCAGTGATACTATTTTACCGTTTGCGTCTTTGACCTCTGAGGTCTGTTTGTACCCTTGCGTTGAATACGTCTTAACAAGTGATGATTTCACTTGGTGCGTATCGTCCTTTTCAAAGAACATGTGTGTACAATGTATTACTACTGCCATA